GATCAGCCTGCGGCACTTCACGCTATCCCTGATCGACAGGGAGGAGGCGTAGGACGCATAGAGGAACTTCTTGGATGGTTGCGATGCCCAAGTCCACGCAGGCAGCGCCACGGCCACGCTGATTGATTTCATGTGTCGTGGCGGCACGTTGATGATTAGGCGCTTGATGTCGCCTTCGGCCACGGCTTGGAGATGATCACTGATGGCATCGATGTGCCAGTTGTTTTTGAAATCGACGCCCGGTTCAATCGTCGGCCATGCGGCTTTCGTAAACTCCCTCAATGATCTGCGGTACTTTTCGGCTCGGACTTGCTCCAATGTGAGGCTGCTCAAAAGCTGCTTCAAGTGCGCTGAGTTCATTGATCCCGATCCTTGTGAGGTCTAGTGTAATTATTTTTTCGTCTTTCACGTTCATGTCTTTGACATCTTTCCAGCCTGCACGGTTTTTTAGAAAGAAAATGATGGCTGTGTTGTCGCGCTCGACGGTAGCATTTTCAAACAGGGCGTTAGTCACGGCGTCGATCCCCATTGCCTCGCCCCTTTTTATGGCGTCTGAAAATTCCGAATTTTCTGCCTGATGAAGCATGAAGGTGGAGACTGAAATTCCAAGCATTCCAGCGCACTGTTCTTTTGTCAGTCCCTTTGCCATCAGCGTTTCTGTGCTTGCAAGAACTTCTTCTGTAATTTTAAACTTCGGCCTACCGACTGATTTTTTGGCTGGTTGTTTCTTGGTTGTTTTTTTCGCCATGATACGGCCCTCCTGTTATTTTCATATAATACAAAATTAAATTAAAAAAAAGGGTTGTCGTTCTTATGATAAAAAATCCCCGCCGAGGCGGGGCTTACTCAATCAAACAGTTCGCACCCTTTGTCGGTTTTTTTATGTCCAACAACTCTACCATGATTTGTGACTGACGTTAGGTATCCATTAACCTTGGCATCATATTTCATCATTCTTAACGACTGGCATTCGATCTGCATTACGCGCCCACGGCTCAAGCCTAAAACTTTTCCAGTTTCTTCTAGGCTCATATTTTGTTTGAAGCGCATATCTATTACTTTTTTCTGCTTGTCGGTTAGTCGAGTATCAAGTTGCTGCAACACTTGCGAGTGGGCTATCATTTTCTCTGTTGAGTTGTCTGACATTATTTGTTTCACGCCATCCATATCGATAGTAAATTCGGACGTTGATGTTGATAGCCTGATATCTTGCAGGTTTTCGGGCCATATTTCTACTGGCTCCTTTCCGACCATTGCGGCGACATCAAACGCAAGGTTTGTCCAGCCTTTTTCGTTTATAGGTTTAACTTTCATAGTTACGAGGGCATTAACTGCCCCCTGACTGCGGCCCATTTTGCGCGACAGGTCTGCCACGGATTCATATTTCTTACGAATTGCCTGTAGCAATCTATTATTTCTTACGGTTATTTTTACGTTAAAGTCTTCCATTTATATCACCATCATTGCGATTGCGACAACTGCGACAAGGGTTGCGAAGGCAGCGCCTGCGATAATTTCTTTGCCCCAGCCGTCGGGCTTTGTGTTGTGTATGCTGACGTGGCCTCGCATATTGATTGCGATCCACTGCCCTGACGCTGCGCCCGTCTCACCTTCCTGCGTGTGTATCCACAGGTGTGCGCTTCCCGCACGTTTTGAGCATTCTGGCTCCAGCCATTTCGGCATATCTTGGCTCCACTCGTAGCCCCTAAACTGCCAAGATTTAACGATCATAATTCATCCTCCTGATTTTCGACTGCTTCCTCTAATAATTCTTCAAGCATAATCTTTGCTTTGTATTCCACAAATTTTGTCAGATATTCTGCGGCCTCGTATGGCTTGTGTATTCTGGACAACAGCGCCTCTGCCATTATGAGAGATGGGTCGCATAAATCTCTGTATAATTCTTTAAGCTCTTCCAGAGACATTTGCTTACTGCCTCGAATGTTTTTATTGGTCATAATTTATCCTCCCGTTCATCAAAATGGTGAGCCAGCCTACGCAGTTCTGTGGCGATGCCTTTTGTTATGGTGCCTGAGAACAGTGGCCGTCGATCTTTAGCGTGTACGGCCTCTCCCGCAATTACTGCGTATGTCGTGTCTGTCAGTTCAAATGTCAGGTGATCGACTGTGAACTGCTCTCGTTTAATTGCGTATCTGGTCAATGCATTTCCCTTTTTTCTGGATTTCTGTGGATATCAAACAGCGCCTCCCCAGCGCCGACCATAATTTCTGGAAACATGTGATCTAGATCATATGAGTGTATGATTGTTGCGATTACTGCCATAACTTGGGTGTTGCTCATTTCGTCTGGCATTGCTTCCAAGATTTCTTTTATGTCAATTTCGGTCATAATCTGTCCTGACGTTTTGATATGTTTCCCTCAGCATTTTTCTGGCTTCCTCTAGCATTTTGAGTGCGTCATTGAGGTCTGGAAAGTCATCTGGCGTTATTTTGCACGACAGCATGTGTTGTATTGTCAGGTCAAGTTTTGACAGAATTTGACCCAACTCTTCGATGCGTTCTAAGCTCATAGCGTGAACCGTGACGCATCGAATGCCCACAGGTTATAGCTGCACTTGGATTGATCTGGCTTTGCCCAGACTTCAGCCCTTGCAATTTTTGACTGCTTGAACAGGCGGTGGCAGGCATTATTGATATCTTTATCGCTGACATCTTTTTGGTCTGGCTGCTCTTCGCGGTATGCTGCGATCACCTCTGAAGTTATGAGATACGTGTCGGCGGCTTTGAGCAGAAATTTGATTGTTTCCATAATTTCTTGTGGCGATTGCTTTTGCTCTGTCCACTCGTTCAGAAGCTGATCCAGCACACCATTATCTGTTTCTGGCTCGTCCTGTGAGATACGTGCTGTTGGGCCACATTCCTTGATCTTAACGCAGCCGACTGCTCGGTATGGTATGGTTTCGGCCTTGTCTGGATGGTTTGGCACCACATCCATTAGCACCTGATCGCCCACGGATAGTTGTAGGAACCGTGCGAGGTTGTTGGTTATGAAGGTGTTTTGGCCTTCGGCGTCTACAGCAAAAGCTGAATAATGCTGGGTAATGTTGGTTATTAATCCGTGAATTTTTAGAAGTTCCATTATTTCTTCCTTTGATTGATATTTAGATGGTGGCTTACAGATAGCGATTTTTTACTATCTGTAAAGTTTATTTCATTCTCCCATTTCTGTATTAAATCTTCTAGAACTTGCGTGGCTTCTGAATTGAAGATGGATCGCATTGCAGCTTGATTAATTCTTTTGATTTGTTGACGCAGTTCTATCAACTTGTCGAGATCGTATTGGTTCATTTGATGGTATCCATGTTGTCGATTAAATCATCGATAATTCTTGCAATGCGAATGAGACCAGCCAATTCTTTGTGTGGGTGTTTGTGTGGGCATTTTCTGATCGCATCATATGCTGCGTCATTTAAAATTTTGAGGTGTTCTTTGTATTCGGTCATTGGTTCGCTCTCCCACGGTGCATCTGGAACTGTTACTTTTGCCGTCCTATTTGTGACGGATGCGGCCTGTCTATTTTTGACGCGCACCGCGCCATCATTGTTCATTTAATCCTCCTCCTGAGTTCGTCCGAATAGGTCATGCCCTGATCGGCGTAGTAATTTTCTTTGACTGGGTTCCAGCCTTTCATTGCCTCCCGCGCATTGCGGCAGTCTTCTATGACGTGGAGCAGTGCGTTTACGTCCAAGCTCTTGGCGTGATCTTCCCACTTTTTAAACTCTGCTGCTGTTGCGCCACTCATTGTGCTGCCTCCCTTTTAAAAGATTTAATTGCGTCTTTGTGGCTACCCGTGTGATAACCCAATACTTCATACAAAGCCGAACCCCACGCCACGTCACCGTAGCAACGCCATGCCATCACTGCGCTTGTATTTTTCATTTTGACCACTACCCAAGTTTTTGTCATTTCGTTCTCTCCCAGATTGTTGGTGGGGCCGTAGCCCCCCTGTTGATTAAACGCGACCCATCAGCTTGAAGCATTCGACTGCGCTGTTGGCGCGAACTGCTTGGTCACCGTATCCAAGTGGAAATTCTAAAAACCATTCGTTGCGGCCACCACCAGAAGCAGACCCACCGATAATACGAAACGTATGGCCCCAGTCTGTTTCTCCAGCCCATACACCGCCAGAAACTTTTTCAATTTTTTCTACACACAATGTGTCATAGATTGTGCGTCCGTTAACTTTGATTTTGTTTTGGTTCAGTGTGATCGTTGTCATTTCGTTCTCTCCCTGTTTCTATACAATTATATATAGGATACATTTACGGATACATCAAGGGCCATCGTTAATTTATTTAGTTTATTTTCTGCTTATTTATTGCAGAGCCGTAAAGGCAATAAATCGAAACGCTCTAAGTACCTTATTTATATATATAATATTATTATTATTATTATTATTATATATATAGTGTATTACTGCCCCCCACCCCCTACCCACCAACTATGTATGAGGGGGGTGGAGGGTGAGGAGTATAGATACCCCCCAAGGTGTCGCAATAAATGCAGTAAATACAATAAATCAGAACTTGTTGAAATCATTGACAAATACCCCAATATTTAGTGATGCAGTAAATCATGCAGTTAATCATTGGATGCTAGGAGAGAACCAAGCCATAGTCGGACGGCCCCGCTTGCCCTCGTTCAGATTGCGGCACTCTATGCCCCTATCATTTGCCAGCGCGTCCAGAACGTCTCCACGCTTACGCCTATCCATATTTGCGAATGCCCCCACGCTGCGCGTGATCTGGCTCTCCGTTATGCCACCCAGCCCCGCCGTTTCGATCTTGGCGAACACTGCCTTACAGGCTGCATCAAAGGGGCCATCAGCCATATTGGCCTTAAACATCTTGATGGTTTCGGTGGCGTAATGCTCGACGTAATCTATCGACCACTGCATTGCGTCCAGACCAATACTTTCCTGTCCCATTGACCGCGCAATGATCAGTGACAGTCGCATGGCAATCTCTCTGGATCGATTGTACATGGCCTCCAGCCCAGTGCCGGCCTCTTTCTTGATGGCGTCCACCAGCCGCTCCTCATAGCGTCTCAGGATCGCCTTGGCCTCTGGCGTGAAGCTGACCTCCATTGGTGAGGGCGGCACATCGTGCGTGGAGCCGGGGTCTAGCGTCCCGTTAACGGCGTTAGCGTGATCGCTGGCCCAAGACTTCAGCCGCTCTGAAATTGTGGACGTTGTGATTTCCTGCGATAGCTGGACGCCGATATCGGTTTTCACGATCAGGAAGCGGTTCAGCAGACCAGACGCCACATCGCCCCCGCCAATTGCCTTCATAAATTCGCTGGGCGTGGACATACCGACCAGCGTCAGGGATGGACGCCTGACCACCTTCTCCAGCTTTTCGGCCTCGCTGGCCTTCATTGTGTTGGTTGCATAGCCAGCCTGCCGCATGACCCCGTCTGTACGCCCGAAGCATTCCATAATGGATGTCAAAGCGTCAGCTTTATGCTGATGCCCTACTGCCGCTGCTGACTTGAGCATACGGCCCATCTCATCGATCACAGATACGTGAACTGGCTTCTTGGTCAGGGTGGACATCACCCCCGCCCCACTGGTGTAGCCTGCTGGCCCGATCAGGTCTTCCAGTCCAGCCTCTTCAAGCAGCCGCTCCAGCACGGTCTTGCTGTGTTCTTTGCCCGATCCAGTCTCACCAATGTTCAAAAGATACAGGCTGGAGAAGTTCCGCTGGTTTGTCACCCAGCGCCTGCCCATTACTGTTGAGCCAAAGGCGATGGCCGCTTGCACCGCAAACTGCGGCTGTGGCTTGATGGCGGTGATCGAATAATAGTTGACCACGTCCTGCAATACGCCCGGTATCGACAGCAGATGATCTGGGATATTGCCCAGAGGCTCGGCCTTGGCCGAAGGCTTGGACATAATTGATGCCGCCACCGTTGCGCCATGCTTGATCGCCTCTTCATCATATTCGTAATCTGGGTTGTTGCTGACGTTTAGGAACGCAGCGGCGTCTTTGACCGCCTTGGTGACATTGCCCATATGTTCGTACTGCGTCCATAGCTCAAAGCAATCGAAGCTGTGGGCCGAATCAAACGGGTCACTGGCATGGTGGCTGAAGGCGCGACCATCCTCAAATACTTTGACCCCCGCCAGCTTGGAGGTGCTGTTGGGCGACAGGTATCGATCCTTGGCGGTTTGTTTATAGCCGTACTGGATTAATAAACTGTGCATATCATGGGCCTGATTAAAGGCGTCGATGACGCTGGTGCCGTCATTGTTTTTTGGCCGTGGCTTTCTGGGGGGCTGATATTCTGGCTCACGCCGCCACGGGCATATGGCTTGCATCTGTGGCCGAAATTTATCCCACTCGCGCCAGATTGTGAGAAGCTGCGGCGGTAGGTCTGGCAGGCCATCGAAGATACTCCTGCCTGCCCACTCGTAGGGACGGCCCGTGTCTGGGTGGATCGATGGCGGCAGGACATCCTGCACGGCCCCAGCGCGTAGCTCAAAAACCACCTCTGTCCTTCTGGGATCGCCCTCAACGGGCCAAGATATTTTGTGGGTAATCAGATCGGGCGGTGCCTTAAAGATCAGCTTGCCGCGATTTTCGCGCCCAATGATTTGGGGAGCCGACTGCATTAACTCTGAGAAATCGATCCCCAGTTCTTCGAAGATCAGCTTGGTGTATTCGACATGATCTATGTCTACGGCGCACGTTCCAGACGCCCCGTGCAGCAATCCCACATTATGGGTGGGGTTCTGCTCGTAATATTTTCTGGCCGCTTCTGGATCGCTCAATGCCTGCTCTGGCTTCTGCCAGCCAAAGCGGGTTGGGCCTTTTGTGCCAGCGGGTATCGTAACCAAATACCAGCCCAGCTTCTCGCAATACTCTTCCACTTTTATTGTCATTTTTTTTGACCTTTTATTTATACACGGTGAGATATTCTGACAATTTCCTCCAAGTGTTCAGACTGATTCGTTCATTGCCTGTCGCCACGGCCTTTACTGTGGGGTGCGACAGCCCAGATTTCTGTGCGACAACGGTCAGCCGTCGATCTTGCAGGGCGTCTCTTATTGTCTCAAGAGGTATCATATTGTCCATTGTGGTCTCCAATTTTGCATTATTTCAAAAAAGAGCTTTACATGCTCAAAACCATTTAGTAAAGATCGTCTTGTAGAAAAAGTGTGAATGAAAAAATGGAGAACGAAATGGACAATATCAATGTCGATATTCTTGCCGCCGATTGGTTGGATATCAAAGCTCAAGAAAAGGCGCTGACAGCAAAGCGCCACGCGATTGAAGAGCAGATCGCAGCGGCCCTAGAAGTCAAAGACGAGGGGTCAATCTCCCACAAATTGGACGGCCACAAAATTACGCTGACACAGCCCGTGTCCCGTAAAGTTGACCCTATTATTTGGGACAAAATCAGCCGTAAAATTCCAACTAGCCTACACCCTGTGAAACACACAATCAGCGCAGATGCCGCTGGTTGCCGCTACTTGTTGGCTAATGAGCCAAAGTTGTGGGCCAAGATCGCGCCTGCCTTTGAAACCCGCGCTGGCAAGATCGGCGTCAAGATTGAGGTGGTGTGATGAGCCTGACTGATGTCGAGCTTGAGATGCTGATTGTTTCTCTGGCCTCCGTCACTGTGATGGACGGACAAAGCAAAAGCTCAAACCAAATCAGGTTAGAGCGTAAATTAAATCGGTGGCGCGACCACCCAGACTTGGAGTTTGCAGCATGAACCGCAGCATAGATGAAATTTTGGATGAGGTATTCGCCAAAGTATTTAAGGGAGATTGGTAATGTTTAAGATCGAAAAGGGGGTGCCAATGACGGCACCCTCGCGGGATAGATCGGGCAAGTGGAAAGACTTGCTGGGTAAAATGGACGTTGGAGACAGCGTTGTTGTCGATGAGCAGTCGCAAGCCACATCCATCCGAAACACGGGAAAACGGATGGGAATGCTGGTGCGTTGCCAGCAGCAGGACGATGGCAGCTTTCGGGCATGGAGAATTGAGTAATGGCTTGTTTAATTGAATTAACATTGATGGGCCAACATGATGGAGAAGATCACGGATCAGTGATCGTAAACATGGATCGTGTTGAACACTTTAGGTCTGTCAAAGAATCAGAGATTTGGATGACTGGATTATTTTTTAAGGGGTATGAGCTGTACGTCAAAGAAAATTATAAGTTAATTATGGAAGAGGTTAACAATTATGGCAATTGACCTAAAAACACTGAGCAAGCCAAGCGGTCAGCGGCCTATCATCTGCACTCTGTTTGGCGAAGGCGGCATGGGAAAAACTACGCTTGCAGCTATGTTTCCCAGCCCTGTGTTCATCCGGACGGAGGACGGCACAGCCAGTCTGGCAGGCAATGATAATGTCAACCTGTTTCCATTGGCAACATCTACACAGGACGTGCTGGACGCGATTGAGGCGCTTGCAACTCAGAAGCACGACCACAAAACCTTGGTGATTGATTCGATCACCCAGCTTGCGACGATGGTCGAGGCTGAGATTGTGGCTGCTGATCCAAAGGCAAAAAGCATCAATCAAGCTGGCGGTGGCTACGGCGCTGGCTATAGCACGGCGGCTGAGAAGCACAGGCAGATCAGGGAATGGGCGGGATCACTCGCCTACGAAAAAGGACTCAACATAGTCTTCATCGGCCACGCCGATACTGAGATGCTCGACCTGCCAGATCAAGAAAGCTACGCACGATACACCGTGCGGATGCACAAGAAGTCGATCCCTCATTACACTGACAATGTCGATATGGTGGGCATGATCAGGCTGAAGACATTTGTTCGTGGCGGTGACGGCGACAAGAAACGTGCGATTTCGACGGGGGAGCGAGAGATCATCTGCCACCCACAGGCGTCGAGCGTCACGAAAAATCGGTTTAACATCAGTGAGCCTCTGGCCTTCACGTTTGACCGCAACCCATTCGCAGATTTTGTAGCAGAGTAGAAAAGGAAAACTCACATGGAACTTAACGGATTTAACGCAGCGGCTATTGAACCAGCCGCAACATATGAGCCGCTACCAGCGGGAAACTATTCGGCAGTAATTGTCGAGAGCGAGGAGAAGCCGACTAAGGCTATGACTGGCTCGTATCTTCAGCTTGGTCTGGAGATTGTCGAGGGCCAGTACGCTGGCCGCAAATTGATAGATCGATTGAACCTCAACAATCCGAACCAGATTGCAGTGGACATAGCACAGCGCACTCTGTCTGCGATTTGCCACGCCACAGGCGTTATGACGCCCCGCGACAGCAGCGAACTGCACGACAAGCCTCTGCTGGTGAAGCTGGCAGTTAAGGCCGCAGATGGACAGTACAGCGCCAGCAATGAGATCAAGGGCTACTCAGGTGCAAAAACCAACGGCGCTGTTACAGCGGCCCCTGCGGCGGCTCCAGCGGTGGCGGCAGCGCCACCGTGGAAGAAGTAATCTATTTTTCGATGGGGCGGCTTTTGCTGCCCCATTTCTCAAATAGAGAGGAGCCGAGATGAACCTTGATAAATACAATCCATCGCCCACAGTGCAGAAAATTTACGAACACTACGAGGCAAGCCGCGATAACGGCCACAGGCCGCATCTGGGGGGAAGTCAGATAGGCAACCCGTGCAGTCGGGCATTGTGGTATCAGTTTCGACACGCAAGCTCACAGAGCTTTGAGGGGCGTATGCTGCGCCTGTTTGAAACGGGTGACCGCGAGGAGGAGCGGATCGTGTCAAACTTGAGATCGATTGGCGTTGAGGTGTGGGAGGTCGATCCAGACACTGGCCGACAGATAAATTACACGGCCTGCGGGGGTCACTTTGGATTGAGCTTAGATGGAATTGGCGTTGGCTTTCCTGAGAGCAAAGAGCCGCACACTTTGGAATTTAAAACGATGAACGATAAGAGCTTTGCCCAGACAAAAATGAAGGGCGTCAGGATCAGTAAGCCCGTTTACTGGGCGCAGTGCCAAGTCGGGATGCACTTGGCTGACATTGATCGTTGTTATTTCTTTGCCGTGAACAAAAATAACGATGAGATTTATTCTGAGCGGATCAAGCGGGATCGGGCAGAGGGTGAGATGCTAATTAGCAAAGCCAGCAATATCATCTTTGACGAAAAGCCACCGTCTAAAATCAGCCATGACCCGTCAAAGTTTGCTTGTAGGTTTTGTAATTATATTCCGATTTGTCACGGCGGTGAACTGCCAGAAGTTAATGCCAGAACAGACGCCCACAGCACTCCAGAGCGGGACGGCACTTGGAGCCGTAAAGAGGGCGCAGGGGGCCACCTGTTTAATCCTTTCATGGTTCCTGACGATTGGGAGATCATAGACGCTGGAGATGATTTCGTGGAGTATCAGACCCCACATGGCGTCATCCGCAATCAAGACAACAGCGAAGAATTGAGGGAGAGGTTATTGAGGGAGAGGTTTTCGTGATGAAAAACTGGTGGGAAGATTTGGAATTGATGCGGCGTTTGTTTCTCTATGATCCAGAGGCTGGACTGATTTACGCAAAGGATCGATCAGAGGAAGATTTTTACGACACTGGCGAGGGCAGTTCGTTTGTCAGTGCTGCGGGTGCTGCGGCTAAATATAACAAAGAGCGCAGTGGCAAGCTGGCTATGAGCCGCAGGGTAAAGACTGAGAGATCGACGTGCTACTATTTATGCGGTGGCATTTCTTATCGCGGCCATGACAAAAAAATGCAGGCGCATCGCGTGGCCTTTTTTCTGCATCACGGCCACTATCCTATTTGGCCTAACTCTGTGGATCACATTAACAGAGATGGCTGCGATAACAGGATAGTAAATTTGCGAGAGGTCACGGCGCGTGAGCAGTCTGCGAACACTGGCGTCAGCAAGGCCAACACATCAGGCGTCAAGGGCGTTAGCTTTTTAAAAGACAAAGGGAAGTGGAGGGCGTCGATGAATATTGATGGCAGAAAAACTAATCTTGGTACGTTTTTAACAATGAACGAGGCAGTGGCTGCACGGCTACAAGCGGAAAAAAGAGTTTCACATGACCTTTGAATTACGAGATTATCAAAAAGAGGCCGTCGATGGCTTGTACAACTATTGGGCGAGTAAAGCGGGTGATAATCCACTTATAGTCGCACCCACTGGATCGGGCAAGACAGCCATCATAGCTCAGATAGTGAAAGACGCCATGTCATTTTCTGGCACCCGTGTGATGATTGTGACCCACGTCAAAGAGCTTTTGGAGCAGGGGGCCAATGGCCTACTGAAAATGTATCCAGAAGCTGATTTCGGCATCTACAGTGCAGGGCTGAAACAGAAGGTGTTGGACAAGCCGATCACATTTGCTGGCATTCAGAGCGTCTGGGAACGCGCCTATGACATCATTCCTGCGCCAGACCTTATTCTGATCGATGAGGCGCACATGCTGCCAAAAAATACTGAGACGCGATATAATCGCTTTATTGCTGATTTGAAAGTGTGCAACCCTGACATCAAAGTGGTGGGCCTGACAGCCACACCCTATCGATTGGACAGTGGCTATCTCCACAAAGGTGCAGGCCATCTGTTCGATGGCATAGCCTATGACATCCCTGTGTCGATGCTGATGGAGCAGGGCTACCTGTCGCCTGTCATTAGCAAAGGTGGTCTGAACCAGATCGATCTGACCAACGTAAAAAAACGGGGCGGTGAGTTTATTGAGAGCGACCTCGCAACGGCTGCGTCTGATCCCGAACTGGTGCGGAAGACGGTTGCTGAGATTGTGGAACTGAGCGCGGATCGCAAAAGCTGGCTGGTGTTTAGCAGCGGCGTAAATCACGCCTACATGCTGAAGGATGAATTTGAGGCGCACGACATTGATGTCGGCGTGGTGACAGGTAACGACAGCAGCGCCGTGCGGGAGCAAACGATTGCAGACTTTAAGAGCGGTGAACTTAAATGCTTGATAAATGTGAACGTGCTGACCACTGGATTTGATCACCCTGCTGTGGACGTTGTCTGTTTGTGCAGAGCAACCGCAAGTTGTGGCCTCTATATCCAAATGGTCGGGAGGGGTACGAGAGTAGCCGAAGGCAAGACTGATGCCCTCGTTCTTGATTTCGGAGCCAATGTTCAGCGTCACGGATTTATAGATAGGGTAAAACCCAAGGATGAATCTGCGGGGGCAGGCGAGGGTACGGCACCAGTGAAGCAGTGCGAGGCTTGCCAGACCATGTGCTTTGCGGCGGCGTTGCAATGCCACGTCTGCGGCCATGAGTTTCCACCACCAACGCTAAACCATAATTCAAACAGCTACAGCGGGGCCATGCTCTCCAGTCAGGTTAAGGAAGAATGGGTCGATGTGGATAGCGTAATTTACCATCGCCACAAAAAAGAAGGCAAGCCTGACTCGGTCAAAGTCACGTATTACGCTGGGATGTTATCAGTGAACGAATGGCTATGCCCCGATCACGGGGGCTACGCCGCGAGTAGATACCAAGCGCGTAAGCCTTTGCTATCTTCGGGGGCCGACACAACGAGCGAGGCTCTTGATGAGTGCCAATGGTGGGATAGCCCCAGCCGCATCAAGATAAAACCCTCGACATACAATCCAAAATATTTTGAGGTTGTGCAGTTTGATTATACAAAAGTGGAGAGAAAAATTGAAAAGCAAGAAGGGCTATACGCTGATTGGGGTGTCGAAGACATACCGTTTTAAGCACTCTGAACACAGCGAACAGGTGGGTTTTGTGAACTGGTTTCGGGCCAAATATCCAGACACGCTGATTTTTGCGATCCCAAACGGTGAGAAGCGTAGCATATCTGTGGCGACACGGCTGAAGGCCGAGGGGGTCACCAGAGGGATACCAGACCTGTACATCCCCTCCTGCAATCTTTGGGTCGAAATGAAGCGCGTGACGGGTGGCAGGCTTTCCCCCGATCAGAAAAAAGTGATCGAATATTTAAGATCGGTGGGCCACACTGTAATTGTGGGGAAGGGCGCAGGCGATGCGTCGAAGCAAGTGCTGGAGTTTTTGGATGCAAAATAGTTTGTTTGAAGACTTGGAGACAGATTGGGAAGCAGAGTGGCACGGGATGCCAGAGTATGTGCAGGAAGATTTACGTCCATATCACGCAATTAATGTTCGCTTCAGAAATCAAGAAGATTTCATGCGATTTAAAGAATTGATGGGTCAGGCGATAAGCCCAAAACAGAAAGCCTGTTGGTATCCAAAAATGGATCACAGGATTACGTCTGATAAGCGATATATCGATGAACCCTAAGTATCCAGTTTATATTGTATCGAAGGGGCGTTGGGAGAGCCGACTGACAAGCAAGGCGCTTGATTGGATGGGTGTGCCTTACAAAATAATTGTCGAAGCCAGCCAGCTTGAAATGTACGCTGCTGAAGTTGGTGCAGATAAATGTCTGGTGCTTCCGAAAAAATATCTGCTCGACTATGATACATGCGATGATCTTGGAGATAGCAGATCAAAAGGCCCGGGGGCCGCTCGTAATTTTGCTTGGGATCATGCAATTGATTTGGGAGCATCTAGACATTGGGTGATGGATGACAACATTGCATATTTCCACAGGCTGAACCGAAATCTTTTGATTAAGGTCACGTCAGGAACAATATTTCGGGCAATGGAAGATTTTGCAGATCGATATAAAAATGTGTATTTGTCTGGGCCTTGCTATGATTTTTTTGTGAAAGCGAAAGAACCTCTGCCAGCGTTTGTCAATAACACGCGCATTTATTCTTGCCTGCTGATCCAGAACGATATCTCCTATCGATGGAGGGGGCGATACAATGAGGACACAGACCTGTCTCTGCGCGTTTTAAAAGACGGCCATTGCACTGTGCAGTACAACGCCTTTCAGCAAGAGAAGGCCACCACACAGACGCTGTCTGGCGGCAACACAGAAGAATTTTACGCTCACGAAGGCACCAAGCCCAAGAGCCAAATGATTGAAGATTTGCATCCAGACGTAGCAAAAGTGGTTTGGAAATTTAACCGTTGGCACCATGAAGTAAATTACAGGCCGTTCAAGCGAAATAAATTTTGCTATGTTGACGGCTTTGAAGCTCCTGTCGGTGTGAACAATTACGGAATGAAAATTAAAAGGAAACTAAATGACCAAATGGAGGCTGGATAAATTGATACACCGCGATGAATATCAGATGGTGATCGAACAGAACAAACGCTTGGAGGCTGACAATGCTGGCCTCAGAGAACAGATTAAATTTTACCGAAAAAAGCTGCTGAAGGAGAGGCTAAATGAAGAAACTAACACCAGCGCATGACGCTGAACTGCGCCATTTGAGGGGCCAAGTGGATCGTCTGGAGCGAGAGGCTTATCGAAATAGTCCAGTGCCAAATTCACAGAACGATCTCTGGATGGCGAGACAGGAACTGAAAAACTTTGTCAGCGGATTGCGACAGAACGAATACCAAATCTGAGGGAGAGAGCAGATGACAGACGATAAGCTAGGCCAGAAAATGCTGGAGTTTGAGCGCAGCCAGACAAAAATCATTAGAACCACTGGGAATGAGCTTCTGATAGGCAAGCCAATGCGACCCACTTTGCCGTGCGATATGGGAGAGCCACGGGCAAGCCGCACGGATACTGGCGCGTTTACTCCGATCTTGAGGGCGTTAGCAAAACACGGCCCAATGACCAGTAGAGACTTGGCGCGGCTGCTGAAACAAAACTCACACAATGTTTGTGGCACAGTTCGCCACGCCGTGACGGCTGGATTAGTTGATCAGACCCCTCACTCTATCCCAAGAGAAGAAGATGATAAAAAAAACGGCCATATGGACTGCTGGCTGTATCATCTCGCGGCATAAATTTCATCGGGGGAAAGTCGCCCATTTTGGCTTCCCCCTACTTTCCCCCTATATACCCCCTATATATTAATTAAATGTATTTAGTTTGTATTTTGCTATTGTATCTCCCGATATACCTGCTATGTATAATGGTATAGCAACCAAGGAGAGACCCAATGAAAACGCTTCAAGATTACATCAACCTCGCATGGAACCAATTTCAAGAGGACGGCACCTTTGCCGCCAAGGCTCACCAGAAAGAGGCGCTGGGTTACTTGAACCTCGCTTATGAAACTGTTCGCAATACCAACCAGACTTGGCAGCTTGCGCCTGAGACCCGCGCCACAGATGAAGATTACTGGGCAGTCCCTTACGACCTTCACCAAATCCGCGACAAGCACACCCGCTTGTTTAAGGACGATCTCCGCGCTGATCTGGCTCGTTTGGTTGAGCTTCGCCGTGTGTTCAAAGAAAGCACAGTGGTCAAGCCTGCGCCAAAAGATGACCGCATCAGCGAAAAGCAAAAGCAAGTCACTGAGACTGTCGTTGACATGATCAATCGTCGTGTCGCCCAATACCATCAGGCAGTCGAGCTTGGCCGTCTCTTTGGAAACCTTCCAGTGTCTGTCACACCTCACCTTGTGACCAACGAACACAACACAACTTTCACCCGTTGTTTCTTTTATCTGTCAGGCAAGCTCACAGCCCTGTCAGTCATCATGGCCGCGCTCGACACGCTGAACCGTGAAAAAGAAAACTCATAATCCAACGGGGGGCTTCGGCCCCACCCACTATCCAATCAGGAGAATCCAATGCTTCCAAGAACTGCCCAAGCCCACACCCCGCTCCGCGCCAGCAAGAGCCTCCGTACATGGTGTGGCCCATACGCCGTTGCTGTGTTTCTGCGTCAGCACTATGACGCCGCCTATGACGCCTGCCTGCAATTTACATATCGCGGCAAGATCACGGGCATGAGCAACAGCCTGATGAAAGTTGTAATGGGGGCCAACAACGTCGAGATGACGTTTCACTACAAGCGCGAAATCGGTTCGTATGCCAGAGACAATGCCACGCTGGCAGCTTGGCTCAAGACCCGTGACCGCAAGAAGACCTATCTGGTCAACATCACGGGCCACTACATTGTGGTGTCGGGCGACAAGACTATCGACAACCAGTCTGGCGAGTGGCACAGCGTCCGTAAATCCAAGCACCGCCGCAAGCGCGTGGCCTACGCTTGGGAAATAAAAGCACCCCATTGATAAATTAATTAACAATACCCCTTGATATATCTTGGGGTATCACTATATGTATTAGGTAAGATCAAAAATTCAAAAATGGAGAGACCCAATGACATTTACATTCCTCACAGAAAACCAGATCGACATCTTAGCCGAAGAGGCCGTCACAAATTTTGAAGTAAGCGCAAGCTGGAATGCTGCCGCCTACGCCGCTCTGCAATATTCTCGCGATGAGTGGGGCTTCAACCCATATGGAACTGCGATAAAGTTGGTTATCAAACGCGCAAAATTGATCTGGCAAGCCGAAACAATTCGCGTCAAAGCCGTCATCGCATAACCCAACGGGGGCCATCGCGCCCCCACCAACCAAGGAGAGAAAATATGAAATACGAATGGGAAGATGAAATCGATCTGGAGGGTATACTGGAGCGGATCAATGAGCCGCTGCCCCTGCACCTTTCTGTGATTGGCCTTGCAGTAGTTAACACAGACGCCGCCGAAGGGTGTCTGCAAATTGAACAAGACTGGATCGGCAATGATTGGGTTGACGTGATGCAAGACATCAAGGGCGATGCCTCTACCGCCTATGAAGAGTGCCGAAAGCGCCCAGATCAGGAGACAGGCAAATGATCCCCTGTCCAGAGTGCGACCACACCGATTATCACGGCAAGGTCGAGAAAGAAGTCCACCAGCGTTTTGGTGGAACGCTGGAGCCTGTTGGAGAATGGGTCGATTGCGATTACTGTGATGGCAGTGGCGAAGTGGAGGGGGATGAAGATGAGCGATAAAACGGTGGTTGAATTTCCATCTCTGTCCGATTTGGATCGGCAGTTTGAAGAGCTTGAAAGGCAGCGTGAATTGATCAGGGAACAGGCGCGACAGCTTGCTGCTGTTCACAAGCCCAAATAGCCGCTATAATGCCCCTATTCCATTTAGGGGGTGATGACCCATGATCGATCCTGTGAGCGCCTACGCTGCCGCCACAACCGCCTATAAAGGCGTTAAAATGCTGCTGCAGGCTGGCCGTGAAATCGAAGACGTTTCAAAGCAGCTTGGGTCTTGGTATAGCGCAGTGGCTGATATTACTCGCGCCGAATCACAGCGCAAAAATACAACGTGGCTGGAAAAGAAACAGCACGGCGAGGCATCGATTGAGCAAGAGGCGATGGACATCACGATCCGCGCCAAAAAATTAAAAGAGTTTGAATATGAAATTCGCGTAATGTTGGACTATAGATTTGGTTTAGGAACCTATGATCAGATGCTTGGCATGAGACGCAAAATTAGGGCAGAGCGAGAGCGCACGGTATATGCCGCAATGGAGAGCAAGCGCCAAATGGCAAACAATCTTGCAATCACGGGATTGGCTTTGGGCATTGTGGCCGTGCTGGGCGGTGGCCTTTATCTGATTGCGCTTGCGCTATGATTAAAGTTTTATTGATGTCTGTAACGCTGGCTGGCGTTGCAAATCCCACCCACGTACCGTGCAGTTTGTGGAAACGGATTACTGACAAAAATACTGGTCAGAAAATTTGCGTCTATCGCTTCTCAGCGGGATTTGGGGGGCTTGGATATCACTATCCAACGCTGTCGTTTTCCGAATGCCCCCGTGTTTTTCAGTGCGTTTATGAGAAGAAAGACAAACGGCCCACGCTAAACGAGATATTGGATGGGTTAAGGGACGGCTTCTGAGCTACTGAGCAGCCTCTCGTATCTGTGCCGCTGCGTCAGTGCCTCTGAGAGCCTTTATGAGAGCCGCTGTGGCCCCGTCTGCATCAAGTTGCATTGTCGGTACTTTCACACTGTCATACATAGCCTGTGCCTCTGGTGTGGCCGCTTCTGCTGGCCCTACGCTACTTTCATTTGTTGAAGACGCCAACAGTGCAGCCTCCAAGAACCCACGACCATCACTAATATTGAGAGCATTTGCCAGTCGTTTAAACGCAGGCGTTTTAATCGCAGCAGCAATTTCTGGTTCAGACGCTGAGACTGCAAGTTTTTTAAATGTAGGACTATTTAAAAAGTCACCCGCCGCAGAAATTTTTTCTTTGCTGCCTTTATTTAAAAGCATATCACCTATAGTGTCCACGGCCATAGCCCCTGCTGGGCCTCCCGCCGCCTGACCAACCCCAGCGCGAACTATCCTGTTACCCATAATTCCTTGGAATACTCTTTTTACAAGACCTTCAGCCGTCAATGCTTGGACAAGAGCCTGATTAGCCTTCCCTGTCTGTAGGACGGCCCCACGGGCCTGTGTGATGCGTTTAGAGACGTTATTAAGGTCAGACATAAACTGACTACTGTCTTCGCCTAAAATGCCAATAATTTTATTATAGACAGGCTTGTTTCGCTTTAGACCCTCAAATGTTTTTGAAAACTTGGCAAAATCAAACGGCCCGTCGAAACCTACGGCTTCAGATACTGACAACGCATTTATGGCTGTAGCCATTGCTTCACGCTGTAGCTCTTTTGGAATGACTTTTAATAGTCTGTTGAGGCCAGCTATATCACCTTTAGTTCCACTGGTTATTGCCGTCCTCAGTTTTCCTGCCAGACTGCCTTCGCCATCTTTGCCAAAAAATGTGACAATGCGCTTTTCTAGAGCTTTTTGCTTTGCCGTTGTTTGATTTGCCAAACGCAGTGCGGCTCTAGCTTCGTCTCCACCAACCCTCTGCGCCGTTGCAAGATAATCTTCGGTTAATGCTCCATATATACGTTTTGCAGTGCCAGTATCCATATCGGCAAATTCACCTTCGCCCTTGTTTATGGCTTTACCAATACCGTTTCTAAACTTTTTCAATGCGGCGTAAGTCAAAGGCGTGTTTGGGTCTGTCAATGTATCGAAAAGCATCTTTTCTTTGCCTGTCAGCGCGTTTACGCCACCAAGTTCTTCAAGCATTTTATTTAACAGCATTACACTATTTTGTGGTTCAACCAGTGAGTTTGCTGGAACTACTGAATCAACTTGATTGTACAGCCCTTTCGCAGCTTGTTGCAAAGATGTTTGTGTCTGTTTTAATGTTGTTTGAATGCGCTCTGAAATTGATGCAACATCTGGAGTTGCGTCAATTGTAGCCATCATTTCGTCTGCTTGCTTAGATGCAGCAACAACAATATTTCTAAAATTTGCTTCGGCTTCTGATCCTGCAATTGATCGGCTTAGACCAGCCGCGCTTCGTAGCTGCGTATTGTCGCTCAGAACGTCTGCTGGCACGTCAATGCCAAGGCGCTCTGCCGCTGCCGCTGCGTCTGGATTTACTTTGGCCGCTGCCGCTAGTGCTTCCGCTGCCCTTTGTGAACCTTTGCCACCAGTGGATGCCACACGAATTAATTCGCCCAACGCATCTGGCGTTAGGGTAGGTGCCGCCCGTGCTGCGGTCTGTGTTGCCACCCGCGCCGTGGGGGCCGCTGCAACAGGGGCAGGGGCTTGAACAGTACGCATTGCGGTGATCTCATCAGGCGTAAACTGTCTAGCCACCTGTGCCTCTGTTATGCCGCCCACGCTTGGATTAACCACTTTACGACCACGCATTAGAGAGCTTGGAGAACCCATGAAGGCGTCTGGCATTGCCATCATATCACGCGCAAATCTTGTTGCGTTTCCCTCGCTCATGCCTGCCTTCATAAACAGGTCTGCAATGCCACCAATAACGTATCCAGCGCCCTCTGAGGCGGTGCCTGCCACGGTTAGCCCTGCGTCACCAATAAGCTCTAAAGCCAATTGAACGGCTTGGGGGATGGAAATCATGGGGCCGTCTTTTAATGACGGGTCTTTGGCCTTCTGAGCATCGCTGTAGCCGTACAGCAATACTTCATCAGGTACGTCAACAATGCCGCCCTCACCAGATAGGTTTACACCTGTTGCTGCCTGTTCAGCCAGTTCACGCCCCTCTTGGGACATTTGCTGACGCAGTGGGACAGGGGTTCTTTTAGGTTGCACTGTGGCCGTGCCATCATCAGCAACAGGAACCATTGGGTCAGCAGTGACGGGTACGGTGGCGGTTTCTGTTTTTTTAGCTTCGGCTTGCCGTGCTTGCGCTTGACGTATTCTGGCCGCTCTAATTCTTTCTTCTTTTGTCATAATTAAAGCCCCAATTCATCCATACGTTTTTCCCAAGCATCAAATTGATCATCCGTTAAAGCACCAACATCAATTTCATTTAGTTCCGCAGCCAACATAGTAGTGAAATCATAATTTGTTCCAGACTGCCTTAGCTCTGCTTCTTGGCGTTCACGTTCTTCTTGTTCTTGTCTCTGAAGTCTTAACCAATCACCTACTGTCTTATCTCCATCTGACAAATATACTGCTTGCCCTGTAAGATATTCTGACAATTTTTGCTGTGCATCTATTTTACGATCTAACCAATCAGCCAATGCTTCTTCTTGTAAATTTGTGGGTAGTGCTGTATTCAAAGCAAGGCTAAGTTCACCTTGGCTAAGAGCGCCAAATGTTACAGACCCCACAACATCTAAGCCAAGACTACTTCTGACATTTTGAAGCTCAATGGTAGACGATCTCCAACTTGGCAACAAACTTTCAATAACACCAGTATTTGCCCCTTCTTCAACGACCAATCTTCTTGCTTCATTAAGATTTGCAATATTTGTTCTAATTTGTCCGACTTTTTCAAACGCATTTAAAGCAGTATTCACGCCAATAACACCAGCACGTCTTGCACCTGATCTTTCACCTTGCAATTGTGTGCCGCGATCTTGCGCTTCTTTAATCGCTTCGGCTGCGTCATCACCTGTTAATTCTACTCCATCTGATGATCTTACAACTTTTACGGTTCCATCTTTTCCAGCAAATACAACTATGCCACCAGTAATTATTTCAGTGGATTTAGCTTCAAAGCCACCACCGTCAGTACCATCGCTCCAACCTTCTGGCGGGACTGCTGTCCATCCAGCGGCCTCAAAGTCATCAACATCAGTTTGATTTTTAACAACAGCAGCGGGAAGGCCAGTTTTATAAAACTTTCGCTCTTTGAATGTGCTGCCTGTTCCAGTTGTCTTATCAACACTTTTAAATCTCGCGCCTTGGTTTTGCAAATCGGCAAAGCCTTTGGCTGTTAAGAAGTCACGATACGCTGTCTGATAAGCTCCAGTTGGTTGTCCTTTGTCATCCAAGACTGGAATTTCAATCATGTATTCTTTCGGATCGCGGTATGTCGCCGCCTTCGGCTTCAGCGTTGGCGCAAGGCTAAACGCCGTAGAGGCTACTTTCTGGTCTCTGTCGCGCTTCTCTTTCTTTTTGGCAGTCAGGTAGTCAAGCGGCACAAGGCCAGCCCCAACAGCCGACCCAAACAATGTGGAACCCGGCTGTGATGCCTGCTTGCCCATTTCCAGAAAGTATCGCAGGGAAGCCTCCCAAGGATTGGCCTCCTCAACAGGGGCATACATGGCGCTGGCTGCGTCAAAGGCTTTCTGCGCTCCAGCCTTACTGCCAGAAAGCATTCCCAATGCACCCATCATTTTGTCAAATTCAGTAGTGTCGCTTGCGCCCAGTGCCATGCTTTAGCCCTTTTAATTTGTTGGGTTCATCAATTTATACGCGCTGTACAGGCTACCCAGACCGCTAAGTGTCTGGCCGTACACCGAGGGATCAGCCGACATCTGTGTGCCTGTCTGATAGCCTCTTGACGCCTTAGAGTACGGCGTTTGGGCCAACGCACCCAGAGCAAAGTTGAGCTGCTCTGCTGGATACTCCCGCTGATCCAAATAATCAGCATAGGCCAAGTCAAGCGCCCGTTGATCAAGCAGGCGTGTGGCCTCGCCAGATGTAATGAGACCCTGCGCCGTTTGCGCCTGCAAGTCAGCCGCCAGTGTGCCAGCCGATCCGTATGCATCCATTTGGCCGCGCCGTGACGCCTCATCAGTTTCGTAGCCAGTTCGCATAGCGTTTTCTGCGCTAAACCTGTTAGCACGTTCCGTGTCAAAGCGACCAGCGGCAAAGTCTAAGCCTTCGCGGCCTGCCCTCGCTCTGAGGTCTCCAGCGGCCTGTGCGCCCTCTCCAGCCGCCGTGCCTTCCATTATGCCCAGACGTGAGCCGAAGGCACCACCGCCTCTTGCAGCACGGCTTCTAGCATCGTTTTGAGAGCGAATGGTCTGCTCTTCAATTTCGCGCACCGCAGGGTCCATCGCGCCTTGGTAGATGTCCATAAACGGCTGCGCTGTGTCCATGCTAAATGGATCGCCCATAAGCTCTTGTCGTGTTGCGGCGTCATATCCTTGGCCCAACGTGTCAGCCACGCCCTCGTATTT